GGCAGACGCTGGCCCTCATGCAGCGGATCCTCGACAAATATCAGTCCGGGGTCACCATCGACGCGGTCCAGATCCAGAACGCCAATCCCCCGGCCGAGGTCGTCCCCGCCTATCAGGATATCGCCCGGGCGGGCGCTGGCCAGCGGGATCGGCACCAAGTTGCGGCCGGCAGCCAGCAAAAGCGCTTCGTTTCCGGTCGCCTCGGCCCACTCACCCGTATACGGACCAGGAGACTCCGGCTCGCTGCCGTACAGGTCGCGCCATAGGCCGCGCACCAGGCCGATGCAGTCGCAGCCTACCAGCCGCAGGCTGGCGCGGTGATGATAGGGCGTCCCCAGCCAGCCCCGAACCGCGCGCGTGATGTCGGATCGCACGAGGCTCATGGCAGGAAACTCGCGCCGGTGTTGGTGCCTTCGCCCGCGACCGGATAGGAGGTCACAAAATCATTACCCGGCATATGCGGGCAGCCGCGGAAATTCACGCCGTTGTTGAATTTGCTGCGGCAGGTTGCGAACTGCTTGTCGCAGCCGGCGCTGACGCTGAAGCTATCGCCGATGGCGACCGGCCGGCTGGTGTCCTGCCAGATTTCCATGCGGACGCCTTCGATGCCGAGGCTATGGCGTTTGACTTCGGATTTGCGCGCCGCGTTCGGCCCGCTGGTCCAGCTGACCAGTCCGCGGGTGAACCAATCGTCTGTGAACGCGGTTAATCCGGAGGCAACGAACGTGCGGTCGTCGAGCAGCGCGGTGACCGTCCCCGCTGCCGTGAGGGTCGCCCCGGCCAGCACCACGGTGCAGCGCGCATCGCCCAGATCAGCGTCGCAACCGGGCTGGTAGATGCGGCCGCGCTCCTGCTGCAGCACATGGGCCAGGCCGCGCAGCTCCGCCGTGAACGCGGTCACGCCGCGCTTCACCTCCCCGATCGTCCCCATACGAACCAGGAGTTGCTGCGTGGTATCCGCCCAATTGACGCGGAACAGCTCGATGCCGGCGTTGTCGTAGCGCCCGGCGTTCAGATCATCCTCGCTCAGACGATCGGAACGCAGCGCCCCCGATAGCTCCTGGTTTCCGACCGTCAGGCCGACTTCGGATGTCAACTCGCTGGCGGAAAATCCGCTGGCCGCCTCGAATGTGGTGCCGTCGAATTGCAGCGGGCGATCATGATCGGTGAAGCCAAGCCGCGCACCGTCGCCGCGCGTGATGCGCCAGCACCAGGCCAGCGTGGTCGCGCCGCTGGCCAGATGCGCGGCGAAATCATTGGGAAACACTCTCACAATCGCACCTCGATGATCGGGATGTGCGGGATCGAACCCGCCGCAAGGTTCTGCAGGTTGACCTCGATGCGGTCGGTATCGAAACGGACGGGCACGTCGAATTCGAAGCCGGCCGTGATGGCGGCGCTGACAGCCGGCAGATTGCCGGCCAGAAAGGTCACGGCGCCGAGCGTGTGGTCGACGGTAAAATGCGTCCCCTCCGTCTTGGCAAGGCCGGCGACCGCGATCCGTACCGATCCCTGGACCGGCTTGCGGATGACGCGCTGATAGGGTGCATACGCATTTCCATAACTCTTGGTCAGCTGAAAGGTCGCGGTGCTGCCGTTGCCGGTACCGATCGCCTGATCGCCTGCCAGCGGCGCGCGCGAGGGCGGCCCGGAGCGGTAGTCGGCATGGTCGCGCCAGCGGAAGCCATGCAGGCGGCCGCGCCGTTCCTCGAAGAAAGCCAGCACCGTATGCAGATCGTCGACGCCGCGAATGCCATAGCCGGCGTTGTAGCTGCGCCGCGAATCGGCCCAGCGGCTGTTGCGCTCCTCGAAGCCCGAGGCCAGCGTCACCACATCGGTGCGCCGCTCCGGACCGCCAGTCGCACCTTTGGAAATGTTGCTCGGAAAGCGCACGTCGTGAAACGCCATGGGCGATCCTCCGTTTACAGATTGCGCTGGCCGACCGCCAGGCCGCGCTGCAGCAGGGCCGCGATCTGGGTCTGCGAGCGCTGGAAGCCGGCGACGTCCGGGGTCGAGATGTTGAACGTGATGGTGGCGCCGCCGCCGCCGCCCGAACGCACGCCGAGCTGGCCGTCGGTGCCGCGCGTCAGCGGCAGGATGGCCTCGGCGCCCTGCTCGCCCGCGATGGCGGCGCGACCATCCGATAACGGAAAATTGAGCGGCGAGGAAATCACGCCGCCTTGCGCGAAGGGCACCGGCAGCCCGGCCCCCGCTCCCGGCGTCAGCGCGCCGCCAAGCCCGCCCAGCAGCTGGTTGAAAATACCGCCAACCGCGCTTTCCAACGGCTTCATGGCCGCCTTCAGGGCCAGCTGCGCCAGGCTCTGGCCCAGCGACTTGAAGGTGCTCTCCAGGCTCTTGCCCTTCACCGCCACCTGCTCGAAGGCATTGATCAGCCTGTTGGAGAACTGGTCGCCGAGCGAACTCATGTCGTTCAGCGAGCGCTTCAGTTGATCGCCGCTGGCCGCGATCTCAGCGGTCGCGGACTGAATCGTCGTTGGCATGATCCGTAGGCTCCTCTATCAGATCCGGAAAGGCCGCCATCAGGGCCTCGAGTTCGGACCGCGCCAGCGCCCCGTCCCGCCGGCGGCGGCCGAAATGGCCTTCCAGCGCGGCGTCGAATTCGCGCGGGGTCATGGCCCAGAATGCGGCGGGGGCGAGCTTCAATGCCCCCAGCCCGATGGCCATGGCGCGCGGCCAGTCAAACGGTTCGGCCCCGGCGGCGCGTTGCCGGCGGGGCTTTAGACGTTTCCCGAGGGACTCGGATCGCCTATCCCGGCGCTCCCGAACGTGGCGGCCAGCAGCCGGGCCACGGCGTCAATCGCGCCCGCCGCGCCGCCCTCGATCCGCAGTTCGCCGACGGCGGCGTCCTCGATCATCCATCCGCCCGAGCGCAATCCCGCGCCCAATACGCGGATGGCGTCGCGCGACGCGATCCGTCCACTGCCGAACCGCTGCGCCAGCGCCAGCATATCCTCGACGCCGCAGGCCTGTTCCAGTTCGGCAAGCGCACCCAGCGTCAGGCACAGCCGGCGCGGCACGCCGTCGATGATCACTTCGATCTCTCCACGATGACGATTGGCCATGGGGTGCTCCGTAAACGGTGTGTTACGCAAAGGTCAATTCGCCAGCCGATTCCAGCGTCATGTCGAAGGTCACTTCGGCATTGTACTGACCGGCGTAGTCCAGCGCGGAAATCTGGAACGGCCCCTGCACCGTGCCCATGCCCGGAATGATCACCTGCCAGTTGCGGATCGTCCCGGTAAAGAAGGTATCACGAACCAGCGCATCGGTGGCGCTGGTCTTGAAGATGCCCGAGCCGGTGATGCGGGCATTGCGCAAGCCGGCGCCGGCCAGCAATTCGCGCCAGAAGCCGGTTGATTCCGAACTGGTGATGTCGACTGTCGCGGCGTTGAAAGCGAGCGTGCGGGTGCGCAAGCCGGCGACGGTGGTGAAGGTGCCGGTGCCGGTGGAATCGATCTTCACCAGCAGATCGCGGCCTTTCTGGGCGGGCATGTGTCGGGCTCCTGTTGCGTTGTTTGTATGGGGTCAGACCCCTTCAGTGAAGGGGTCTGACCCCTAGACCGGCTCCGTCACGGCGCGGTAGCGCACCAGGCCGTGAATGGTGATGCCGTCGGGATCGCGGCGGACGTCGGAGAACTGCTGGCGCAGGCTCACCAGCGTCTGGCCCGCAAGGGTCAAGGATCCCGTATGCAGAACATCGCGGATCGCGCCGATGATGCGCTGCGCCTCGCCGCGCCCGCCACCCTGCGACCAGACATGCAGCGTCAGGATATGCTCTTCGCCATCCTCGGTCCCGGTCCCCCAATCGCTGCTGGAGGTCTGCCCGAGCGACACATGCGGATAGGGAGCGGCCTGGGGCACATCGTCGTAGACGCGCGCGCCGCCGAGCAGCGCGGTCAACGGCGCATTGCCGGCCAGTGCGCTGTATACCGCCTGTTGCAGCGGCCAACTGGCGCTTGCGCTCATAGATTGCGCTCCTCGGCCAGGATGCGGAGAAAGGGCTCGGGGCCATCGCGCCCGGTCACCGTCACGACGAAGAACAGTCGTGTGCCCATGCGAAAGCGCATTGCGGGCACGACGTCGGTGCGTCGGCGGATCATGATCTGATGCGTGACCTTGCCTTGCAGACCTTCGCCGACCAGCTGTTCGACGCCGCTCAGCCCGGTCAATTCCGCCCACAGATCGATCACCGGGGTCCAGGTCACCGTCACGCCGCCGCCGCCATCGGCGACGCGCAGCTGCTGTTCCACCGTCATGCGGCGACGCAGCGCGCCGATCCCGGGAGCGGTCATAGACGCCTCACACGGTAGGGGTCGATCAGATCACGCACCATTGGCGGCAGCGCCGCCGCCGGACCGCCCGAAGCGTCGGCCAGCTGCCGGTTCTCGTACCAATGGCCGATCAGCACCAAAGTCGCGATGCGCAGCGCTGCCGGAACATCCGTGGGCTGCGTACCGTGACCGGCGGTGAAGTCGATGGCGATGCCGTTGCCGGGACGGGTCGGCTGCAGCCAGGCATAGGAGCCGCGCCGGATCAGCCGGGGCGGCGATCCCTGCCCATCCAGCAGGTAACCACTGGCCGGCACGATCGAGAAGCTGTCGTCCAGCGCATAGATGCGCACCTGTTCGATGGATTGCACCGCTGCCAGCGGCAGCGGGACGGCGTAGCCGGGTGGCCAGGCGTCCAGCCAATAGGTCCAGGTCTGCGTGACCAGGGCGCGATTGAGATTGCGCTCCAGCTCGGAGCGCGCCGCCGTGATCAGCCGACTGATCAAGGCGTCGTCATCGGCAACATCGACACGCAGGTGAGCCTTGGCGTCGGCAAGCGACACCGGCTCCAGCGCGG